AGCCGAGGTGGACAAGGTGATCAGGGAGTACTACGGACTGGAGGCAAAAAGTGGAGAGACCTAAAGACATGCCGATGACCAAGAAGCTGTACTACATCTTGCTAAATGGCGAGTATGTCGGAGAAACGAAAGCGGTTTCCCCTCAGAAGGCTGTCGCTAATTTCTGGTGGAAGTACGTCAAGAATGAAAGCGAACTTTCACCCAGGGACTATGACCCGGATGATTTCGATGCAGTTGAAGCAGGAGGTGATTGATTGGGACTTGCATACCTGCCAGACGGATCGCTGATCGACTACAAGGAGTACATCGAAAAGCATCCGCACTGGCAAAAGGTGAGAAAGGCCCGGTTCGACTTTGACGGCGGTCGGTGCGTAATCTGCCACAAAGATCTACACGATAAGCCGTACCAGACTCATCACCTGCACTACCAGAGACTCGGCAACGAACGGATCCGGGACGTGGTGACCCTCTGCGCTGGATGCCACAAGGACTTCCACCAGAGCTGGTGCCGGTCGAACTTCTGGAAGGGCAGAGAAGAGGGACACTGGGATGTCTACAGCCTGGAGCACACCGCTCGACTCTGTGCCCGGTACTGGAAGAAGGACCGGCTGATCTGCCGGAATCCAGATGCTCCGAATCTCTGTTCCAGAGAAACTTGCAAGCGTCTTCTGGACAAATACTTCCGGGAGGAGGGGCTGAAAAAGCCGCCCCGGATCGACCCAAACGACATCTCACTTTTTATCAGGAACAAGCGCTATGAGCTGTTCTTTGAAGCGGAGGGCCGTGGTTTGACGGTCGAGCAGTTTCTGGACGAGTACTACGGCCCGAAGGTTCGAGGGGGCAACTACCTCCGGCAGGAAGCTGGAAGGAAGAAAGGCCCCTTCGACCATGAGCCGAAGTCATTTCACAAGCACTATCTGGAGAACCAAAACATCAACATTTTAATGGAGGAGGTAACAAAGTATGAATAAACCTGGTGGATACGATGAAGCAAGAGAGAGCGGATCATTCACCCCTGTAGAGCTTGGCGGCCACTATGCCGTCATCAAGCAGGTCACGGAAATGCAGTCCAGCGCCGGCAAGGACATGATAGTGGTGCTTTTCGACTTTGCGAAGGGAGACAAGCAGGAAGGATATCACAGCACTGCCTTCCAGAATGACAACCGGGATCAGAAGAAGTGGCCCTTCAACGGCAGCAAGTACATCATGGTCAATGACTTCAACGACCCGAAGAAGACCAGCCGGGCCTTTAAGACATTCTGCTCCTGCTTCGAGAAGTCGAATAACTGCTCGGTGCAGTGGGGCGGGGCTAACTGGGGCGCTCAGTTCAAAAACAAGAAGATCGGCGTGGTATACGGCGAGGAAGAGCATGAGTATGACGGCAAGACCTCCATGAGACGGATGCCGAAGTGGTTCTGCTCCTGGGACTCCGTCAAGGATCAGCGAGTCCCCGATCCGAAGTATCTGTCCGGCGCTAGACCGGCATCGGCTCCGGCACAGGCTGATGACACCGGATTCATGAATATTCCGGCAGGAACTGACGAAGAAGAAGGAATTCCGTTCTAAGAGGTGATGCATGCGCTGGGAGGACTACATAAACGCCGAAGAGGTCAGAAAGGCCATAGCAACACTCCAGGCACCGGGTGGAGTCTTTGAGGTCCGGGTGCTTGGCACGGCGAAAAAGGACATACTCAGCGGCTACTTCCGGGATACCGAGACCCTTCTGAAGGCTTTTGACACTATCGATCTCAGGAAGCGCAATGTCTACATCACTCTTGGCGAGTTGAAAGAGGATTGCTTCTCCCGTGCTCAGAGTGAGCGCTTCCTGCAGTCGCCACAAACCTCCAGCGACACCGAGATCACCCGGTACAGATGGCTCTTTGTTGACCTGGATCCTGTCCGCACCGCCGGGGTTTCATCCACCGAGCAGGAGCTGCAGGATGCCAGAGATCTGGCCGGGGTGGTCTACGGATACATGCAATCCCTTGGTTTCCCGGAGCCGGTCAAAGCTATGAGCGGTAACGGCGTCCATCTGCTCTATCGCATAGATATCCCAAACGATGAGACCGGACGAGCGCTGATTGAGAAATGCCTCAAAGTGCTTGCATCGGTCTTTAATTCCGACAAGGTCAAGATCGACACAACCAACAGCAACCCGAGCCGGATTTGTAAGCTCCACGGAACGCTGGCACAGAAGGGAACCTCCACCAAGGAGAGGCCCCACAGGATGAGCCTGATCGAGTCCATCCCGGACACGATCCAGATCACTGACAAGGCCACCTTGCAGAAACTGGCATCGGAGCTACCGGATGACACGCCTCCAGATTATCGCCGCCGGGGTGGAGATAGCCAGCAGGAATTTGACCTGCTCGACTTCATGGCCCGGAACGGCATGACCTACGAAGAGGACTCAAACGACCGGGCGAGGATCTTCAAGCTCGACCAGTGTCCATTCGATCCGAGCCACAAGGCCGGAGATGCGAAGATCTTCTGGTACAAAAACGGCGCCATCGCCTTCAAGTGCCATCATAACAGCTGTAACCGATACAAGTGGCAGGACGTCCGTATCAAGTATGAGCCGGATGCCTACACCCGGAAGGAAGATGATGACGCCAGGATCGATGCCGGATACCGGGAGCACATGCGGAAGAAGTCGGAAGAGGCCGCTGCCAAGAGCATGGTTCCCCAGAAACAGGAGCCGCAGAAGAAGGAGCAGAAGATCCGCAAGCTGAAGAAGGCCGAGGATCTCATGGAGAAGGACCTGCCGGAACCGGTGGTCTATATCGGAGTAGGCGATGAGCTGCCGATCCTGATGGAGGGAACCTGCATCCTGTCCGCAAAGCCCAAGCTCGGAAAGTCCTGGCTGGCCCTGGGCATGTGTCTGGCGGTGGCAAACGGTGAAGACTTCCTGGGCTACAAGACCAAGAAGTGCTCGACCTTGTATCTGGACTTAGAGACCAGCGAGTCACTGCAGCAGAAGAGACTCAGGAAGGCCCTGCATGGTGAACCGGTGCCGAAGAACTTTTACCTGGATACAGAGACCAACTCCCTGGAGAACGGCTTCATCGAGCAGATCGAGGCATATCTGAAAGAGGATCCAGAAATCGGCCTGGTGGTGATCGATGTCTTCCAGATCATCCGGTCGCCATCCAAGAGCACCAAGGAGACCGAGTATGAGCATGCCTACCGGGACATCACTCCGCTTAATGAGCTGGCCCAGAAGCATCATATCTCCATCATTCTGGTGTGTCATGACCGGAAGGCCGTAGATCCAGACGATCCCTTCTCTAATATCCTTGGGAGCACTGGCCTACAGGGCGCCGCCACCCAGATGATGGTCATGTTCCGGCGGCGGAAAGCTGACCCGATCCATATCTCAATCAAAGGCAAGACCATTGATGGTCTCCCGGAGCTGGACGTCCGTCTGGAGCAGGCCCAGTGGTCCGTGGTGGACGCTATCGACTCCGAGAATCTGGAAAGGACGGCGGCGCTGGAGGAATACAGGTCTTCTGATATCCGCCGGGCGGTGGTGGAGATAGTGAACAAGGAAGATGGCTGGAGAGGCAGATGCAGTGAGCTGATCAATAAGGCCATCGATTATGAGATAGCTATCACAGACAGCCCCAAAATTATCGGCGGCTTTTTCCACAAACATCAGGGGAGATTCTTAGCTGAAGATGGTATCAAGATGCAAATTGTGGACAACGGGACCGGACCTAAGATCTATAGATTCTTAAAGGTACCATTGATCACCATTGATACCATTGATGAAAACAGAGAGTCACCATTGATGGATGACAAAAAAGCTAGTGTTCATGCGGGTTCAGAAACACCCTTCCTATAAAAAGCCCCTTACCATTTATTAGGGGTTACCATTGATGGCACCATTGATGCATCAATGGTCATCAATGGTATCAATGGTACTTTTTCTCTACGTAGAAAACGGAGTAATTTTCATGACCAATGAACAGATCACAGACCTCCTCAAAAGCACCCAGAAGCTCTGGATCAAGTGGAAGGATGTCCCACTGGACCTCTACAACAACGGCCCGGAGTGGGACGAGATTCTGAAAGAGGAGTGCAGGATCCGGGAAGCTTTTCCTCAGGATGAGAGCCGGGTGGCTCCAGTCGTCTGGTTTTTCATCGAGGAGCTGCAGCACAGGGCCGAGGAGAGGAGCAAGAAATAATACACGGAGGAAATCATGACCAGACAAGAAGTTTTAGAAAAAGCCGCTGCCATCGTGAGCGGAGAGCGGGAGCAGGAATATGGAGGGCCGGAGAACAGCTTCGGGATGATTGCGCTTTTATGGAGTGCGTACTTCGAGAATGTCTTTAAGATCACGGCGGAGGACGTAGCAATCATGATGCTGTTGCTAAAGGTCGCCCGGCTCGAGACCAGCAACTATAAGTCCATGGACAGCTGGGTGGATATCGCCGGATATGCGGCATGTGGTGCTGAGATCGCATCGAGAGGAGCAGGCAATGAGAATCATCAAGTGTGACCGCTGTGGCAAGCTGATCGACCTGGATCAGTACGACAACACCGGCTATATCAAATGGTCGTGGCGTAACATCTTTGACCCGGCGGATGTAAGTCCAGATAGTCCTCTGGAAAAGTGCGATTACTGCGAGGATTGTATGAATGAGATCCTGGCTTTTATCACCACGAAGCCGGACACCAAGCCGGACACGGCAGAGCCGGAGAAGCCTGAGACGGCCCCGGCGCCCGACCAGACACCGACAGTAAAGACCGGCGGCCCGGGTCCTGCTACAAAGAAGTTTGATATCGGTAAGATGCAGGCCCTGCGGATCGCCGGGTGGAGCTACGCCAAGATCGCCGATGAGATGGGGTGCTCTCAGAGTACGGTCTATACACGGCTGGCGGAACTGGAGGAGAAGAATGAAGGAAAAGATTAAGGTTATTGTCAAGCGCCCGGGGGAACAGTCCCACACAGAGACCATCAACAACACACTGGAAGCCTTCCAGGAGCTTGTGGGCGGCTATAT